TTCTAATGTAAAATTATGAAGTTTAGGATTAACATCCGATCCACTTGTTATCTCTCCTAATCTTATTGTTACAGCTTGTTCCCAATAAGTAAATGGAGTAGACACCGTAAAGTAACCTCCTAATCCATCGCCATCTATTACAACAGAATTAGGCTCTCCATGTCCACTAATAACAAAACCTGTGGTTGTAAGCCATGTTACATCACTACTTGCATCGAAATAAACCCTACTTGGCTCAGCATTTTCTACCCTGAAATTGGAAAGGACTGGTGTTGATGAACCTAAATCAACAACATCAATAGTAGGTGCTGTGAAAGATATCTCAACAGGATCACTAACTGTTATAGTCGGAGCGGTGAAACTAATATCTACCGGATCAGATACAGCGATTGTTGGCGGTGTGAATGAAATACCAGTTGGAGGATCAATCACAATAATAGTCGGAGCGGTAAAACTCACACTTGGAGCGCAATTGTCATAAACAAGCGTGCTTCCTTTGTAAATCTTACAAACCTCACTCGAACCTTTATATACCTTAGTCAGTAGCATATTAACCGTTTATCAAATACCAAGTATCAGCGTCAGGAGTTATCCCGTCATATTGCGCTTGTGTACATTCTATTATATTTTGAACAACCTTACCGGTTTTTCCTTGCGTAATATCAGATTGAATACCTAAATCAGCAAGATCGTTGATAATATTGCAAGTTACATTCGCATCACCATCACGTTCAAAATACAATTTATTCAGAGCATTAGGTTTGAACTCTCCTAGCGTATAAAGCGTTGTCGGAATATCCAACGTAGCATTGGTATAATAACAAACCGCAATACCACCTCTTACCGCACCAGTCATATCGAAAGTAAGCGTGCCTGTTCTTGAAGCGGTGCGAGTACCGAAGTAATCACCGGTTGTATTAGTGAAAGTAATATTGTTCTGTTGGTATTGGTTAGAAATACCAGCACCAGCAGCTACATCAATCCAATCAGTATCGTAATCAGCACCAGAAGTCTTAGCTAATATCTGCCCGGTAGTACCGCCTGCTGGAACGCCTTCACCCTTAGGTCCTCTAATCGGCCCGATATTCAACCAGCCTGTACCTTCCCACACTAAACCTTCACCCTCAACAACAGGGTTCGAGAAATCATCAGTTCCCGTATCCGTAGCAATCCATAAATCACCTGGCTGTCCTGCTTTCAATAGGATATTAGCAACAGTATCTGAACCGTTAATTTGAATGCCTGCACCTTCCGGCCCTTCTGGCCCCTGTGGCCCAATAGGCCCTTGAGGCCCTTCCGGCCCTGCAATACCTGCTGGCCCTCTATCACCTTTATCGCCCTTGATTCCGTTTGTACCTTGTGGCCCTTGAATACCTTGAACACCCTGATCACCTTTGTCACCCTTCGGGCCAACTGCTCCGGGAATACCTTGAGGGCCTTGAATACCTTGAGGGCCCGTATCACCTTTTTCGTTTATCTTAACCCAATTGGATGGATCTGATTGCGTTCCCCCTATGAAGCGGTAAGGAGTGTATTGTTCATCTTCAACCTTTACTTCAATCCCGGCGTAAGTGTTCGGAATTGTGAGTAGGTCATCGAATGTTTTTACTATTTCTCTTTCATCTAGTGGTCTGTTCGACTGAAGATTGTAACCGGTCGCGATTGGCAATCCGCGAGAATATTTGTAACCCATTATGTCTTGATTTTAACGTTAAACCTCACGATGCTTTCGTAAGTATCTTGTATTTTAATTCGTATGTAATATTTATTGTTTGCAAATGTCTTCACGTAAACCGCTTCTTCCGGTATCGCGTTTAAAATATCATCCAAAGGAATAGCAATGTTACCTTGTAATATTTCTATATCCCAATCGCTTACCACCCAATAGTAATTCGCGGTAGGTTGTGCTTCAACCTCGTTTGGTATTCTATTGTATTTCGTAAGCGTATCTAAATCAATGGTTGTTTGATCATCGTTGCTCTCTCCCTCCCAGAAATCCACCGTGAATAAATCAGGATCGTAACCGCATGACGTACAAATGTAATTAGTACAAGTATCACCACAACCGCAAGTTTGTAATCCGCTTGTAGATTTCGGTGCAGGGTCGGTCTGTTCTAAAACCAGCCCGCCAGAAAGGTTAAAAGTGCGAGCAGCCTTTATCCCCTCAGATTGGCAGTCCGTATATTCAGGAAAATGATATTTATACGTATTCAAAAATGATAGCATCCTGTCGGCATATTGCTTCGACTTGTAACGCTCTCTCTGCAACATCAATCCAACTTCTGAACTGGAAACTGTCTCCGCATCCGTTGGCAGGTGCTTGTAAACTCCACCATTCGCTACGGAGTAAGGCGCAACTTCTAAAAAGGATTCCAAAGCCCAATGTATTAACGTTTTCGATATGTAATTATTAACCAAATAATCATATTCGAACGTTCTATCGTTGGCTTGCAATTCACGGTATAAAGCTGTCCCTATCGCAGGTTCCAACTTCAATTCCTGCGCTTCTAAAATGTAAGGTATAATCTTCACCGGATCGATATTGTAATCCAATAAAGTTGAAGCCTTCAGGTCATCGACAGACAGAATCAACTTGGATTCTAAATCTGATATTTTGCTATTGAATTTTACTTTGCTCATCATGTTTATATTATCCAGGATATTTTCCTCCACCTGGCATTCTAATAGGTGCAATACTTACTTCACTCTCATTCGTTGGCGGTCTGTAACCTTTACGAGCCGCATCAGCAACGGAAACCTCAGTAACGTGCTGGAGGGGATTTCCGGATTGACCTGCATAATTCTTTTTATAAATAACCCTTCTCCAAACGTCATGACAATTTACTCCACCTTTATAAAGCCATATCGAATAAGCCTGCCCATTGTGGCCGTGTCCCGGATTCAATTTCAAACTATCCATTTTCAATATATCTTCCTTACGGAATACCTTATCCTGATCCGCCAAAGCACGCATCTTTATACAGAATGCTCTTGAACTCTCTCCACCTGAAACGTGTTTTTTATATCTGTATCTTACCTTGTACATCGGTGAATCCTGCTCTGATTTTTGAATTGCAGAAGCATCAACGTTCAACTCGTTGTAAAGTTTCTCGTAATTAACATCTGCCGGCTCATCTCCGATATCTTCAACCTTATGTACTGAATAGCCCTCTGGCGCATCCTCACATAAGTAATCAAGAACGGCATCTAAAAAAGGATTGTCCGCACTCATCTCAACCCCCGTTTCCTTCTCTATCTCAGCCTTATCAGCGCTCTGCTCCTTACCATCTTCTGTAAACTCAATCGGTTGCAATGTCTCAAAGTATAATTCACCTTCAATTCCGTTGAACTTCATCACCTGGTTTAAACCATCCAAAATAATATCCTGAAACGGCCTGATCACTGTGGCGTTAAATAATTGGAAGGCTGTAATAAGCTCATCTGCATTATTACCCAAACCAGTATTGTTTTTAATACCCAACAACATAGGAGAAGTAACACGATGGCCGACAAAAATCTTGCTTTCTGCTTCATCTGATATAAATTGATATTGTGAGTGCGCATCCGAAATCTGATGAGTGTTGATGGTCGGTGCGTTGTCGCTAGTATCACTGAACGATACCATTATCTTACCGGCGTTGCTTGTTCCTCCCCATTTGTTCAATATCTTCTGCTCAATCTCACGCTGTTCCTTCGGTGTTGGCACTCCGTTGTTGAACGAAATAAAAGTGGATGGAGCGAAAGCGTTGCTGATATTATTCAAATGGTAATTAGCCAATTCCTCCTCAATCTTGCAGTACGCCAAAGCAGAATGATAATCCACATTTGAGTAGTACATCATTGCTCCTGAATAATTCTGAATGTAAAGTATCTCAGGGCCCGTTTTGCTAGTTCCGAAAGCTGAAATCTTCTTTGTTTCGATGTTGTAAGCACCTTCCTTCCAATTCTTCGAATAGTGGAAGTATTTTACGTTACCATCTTTATCCATCTTACCCTTGGCCAACGTAAACACAGGAAAATATTCAACCTTAACAATTTTAGTGCGCTCCTTGTTGTATCCAATCTGAAACGAGCATTGACCTAACTTCTTGAAGTCAATAATGGCCATCCTTAAATCGTTAGGCTTGAAAAGTTCCTTTACTAAATTGATATTAACATCATCAATCGTGGTAAGGCCCTTTCCGTATATCATCAAAGCTATCGAATTGATCACACTCCTATTCGTTACCGAACCATTATAGCAATCTTCCAAGTAACTGTACCAAGTGTTGTTCGCTCCGAAAGTTGTGTAACCGTCTTCCGATTTACTCTCGATAACCTCCGGTTGAATATAATTATTTAACTTTATTATTTCCATGCATTAAATATATAAAAAAAGAGCTGAATTTTACCAACCCAGCTCCCTTCATTTAACCAATTATAAAACAAATCAAACCCCTTCCACGACTGTAAATTCTGTGTCAATGTCCCCAGTGTAGAAGTTAGCCAATGATCTTTCTCTTCCTGTAAAGGAAAGTGTATATCCGTTGAGGTCTCCGTAATCGTTACCCGTTACCGCAGTTCCACCTGTTACATCGCAACCGTGTTCAACTCCGGCAATCATAAAGTTGCCCATATTATCTTCAATGATAATGTGTGGATGGCCGTATGCTAACGTTCTAATCTGGACGTTGTCCTCTTTTGTTAATTTCTT